TCCGCAGAAGTTGCGTACTCCTGTGTACCAGCTACCATCGTGATTTCAGCAGTGGTAACATTAAAAGGCCAACTCCACTCATACATGTTGATGTCTTGAATGGCATCGTTGACAGAATCCTTTGCCAACTTAATTTCAGGGTCTGTAGTGGTCTCAAAAGTTGCGCTCACAGCTTCCTTAGAACCAAAGCGGCGCAAAGTTCTGTTCGTCAAATCTAGAAAGTTCAAGGCCACTTGTTAATCCTTTAACTAAATGTACGAAGGAGCTAGATGCTGTTCAGCAGGAAGCAGATTTGAGGGGAAGAGACGGAAGATTTCGGGGAATTTAGACACCATATTGTCCCACACCTCCTTGTTAGCTGTGTTACACATTACATTGTGTACCTGTTCATCAGCCGGGATGTATTTATTATTGAGGACATCCATCAGATAATCCTGTAAATAATATTCTCCAATTACATGCACGGATACATCTGGCCCCAATAAACGGAGTGCTTGTGATGCTTCCTGTGCTGCTCCCATCATGACAAAATTGGTGAGTACTTTGTTACCATTGTTTAGGTGGACAGGAATTGGGGCTGTTTTAGTAACTGCTTCTCTATCCCCGTTGACATGCGTTGTCTCGTCAGAAACCCAACTTAGGTCAAACCCATACACAACAATCTTCTTAAACCCCATGTAGGCTGCTAGGCAAATAGTTTGCAGTGTGGTGTTCGAACCTTGTGCGATACACTTAGAGGAGGGCACATACGAGGATGCTGTGCGGCTCAGAAAACGGTATGTTTTATTCTTTGGGTACTTCTCAAACATTTCTGGTAGACACTGAGTGCTGATGAAATGGACCGTACCGGGGGTGTCGTGAATGTACTTCAGTTCAGTAGGCTTAGTGTCAAGGTGTACGTTGTAATCAACTTTTACACCATTTTCGTGCAGAAAATTGCCCGTCTTAACTGAAAACACACGGACATTCTTGTCTCTGCTGTGGCGGGCAATGTCGGCAATGTTGTCTTTCAGACTTGGACCCGCACCGCATATAATGGCTGTCTTACCTTTTGCCACATTTTTGTGAGAACGTAGATATGCTTGGATTGACTTTGCACGATTTTTGTTCGCTTCATGATTCGCTCTTAGGTTGTCTACATTGTCTTCACATTGCAATTTAATCAAAGGTTGACTCCTACGTCACTTAGAGAAAGGAGATGAGGGCACCACCTAAGTAGCAGTGCCCCCACATTAGTTAAGCGAGTTGGTCGCGGTCAACGTCTGCTGCTTCCTGAACCTGACGGACATCCGTCATGAATACAGTGAAGCGAACCTTGCCGTCAGACGGTACAACAGAACCCGGTACAATCAGGGTCATGTCGATTGCGTCCTCTGCCGAGGTTGCATTAACAGAGTTTGCACCAAACGGAAGCAGACCATTCGAACCCGGTGCAACGAAGCCCAGAGTGTTAAGGTCGCCACCATCGACAAAATCGTCACCACCTGCAACATCAAGGTCAAACGTAGCACCCGTCGAAGAGTCTACAGTAAGAACCTCTGCAATTGCACCGTGAAGCAGAGTGTATGCCGGGACGGGCATAACCTGAATCACATCAGCAGTAGCGAGAGCCGAACCTTTAGTGGTGGTTGCTTCTGCGAGGTCGATGACACGCACGACTTTGTACGGTCCCGGCCCAGAGAGGCGGGAAACGTGGTTGGCGTTTGCGCCTGAACCTTGGCGAAGATCAATAGTAGCCATTGGTATCTATCCTCCTTACGCGATGTTTACACGCGCTGTCACGATTGCTTCAGGACGAAGAATCTTCATTTATATTCAATGAGGGGCGGTAATCCTCACCCGCTTGAAGGTATTTAATTGCCGATTTTAAGATTGTCGCGCTATCTTTGAAAAGACCCAGCCCATGATTGCATGAACTACACAACAAACCTCTTACCTTACCCGTATCATGGCAATGATCAACAAAGAGGCGAGAAGTCCTATTACTAGAAATCTTGCTTTTGCAGATGGCACATTTTCCATCTTGATCATCAAATATCTGTTCATATGTTTCCCATGTGATGTCGTAAGTACGTTTAATGAAGGCTTTGTACTTCCTGTGCTCATTACATGGTTTACATTTTGACCTCATTGCAATACCTCCAAAAGACCGTTTATCTCGCTCTAAAGAGTATTGTGATGGGTCTTTGAACTTTCCGCAGGATGTGCATACTCTGCCTTTTTCATGCGGGTGTCCATTGGGTAACCTAAGTTTCTTCGACAATTTTTTACCTCATAGCTGCTGTATGTTTCCATACAGATTAGACTATATCAAACACTGGTGTTTTCCAGTGTCCCCCTATTTCCCACTCCCTTGAGTGGTACGGGATGTCTCCCTAGTCGTTACACGTTCCCTTGTAAGGGCTTCGCTCGGTATTGTCTTAGCCTCGTCCATGAGCCTTAGAGTTTCACCGAATTAAGGGGGTTTCGAATGTAGATCACTCTACATAAGCGCAGTACCTAAGAATATTAAGCAATATTAACGCGAGCGGTAACGATTGCCTCTGCTCTCAGGATTTTACGACCATACATGTGCATACCACGGACAATATCCGCGAAGCTGTCTGGATCACGGTAGCTCTCAACTTTGTTGATCTGCTCCGCGCATGCGACAGCCGACTTGTGACCAGCAACAACAACACCGTAGTTGGTGCCCTGTGCAGCGGTACCAGAAGTTCCAGCGCCCGTACCAATAACTGGCAGGTTGTTAGAAGTGTAGATTTTGAAGCCACGAATCATGCCTTCACCTACGCGACCATTGCGAAGAAGATTCTCGCTAGAGGAAACGTAGTCATGGTTGACAAGCTTAGACTGCTCATCACCCAACACTTCAAGGAACACCGGATCAACAATGACCCAACGATCTTCCTGTGGAACAAACTGCTGATCCAGAAGACGCTTCATGCGGTTCAGAACCTGCAACGGCGAAGCAAAGTTCGACGTGTTAGCAGTCGGGTTAGCACCAAGCGGGATGGAGTCCCCAGCGCTTGCAGCAGTCGTACCGAAATTGTTGGAGAAATCGGTGCGGTCAAGCTGCATGGTAGCCAACAGACCCTGACCATTCGTGGTGCTGATTGGCGAGGTGCCGGATGCATCAGCAGAAGTAGCCGTGGTGTTAGCGTTGCTGTGCAGAGCCGACTGAGTGTAGCCAGTAAGGTAACCAAGAACGTCTTGGTCATACTGGTCTTTCAGGCGGTAGCCAGCGCGAGAAGTCGCGAGGTCTTCCCAGTTGTGATGAGCATGCTTCTCTTCGATGTCGTCAATCTTGAAGGCAAAGTAGTTTGCCTGATCCACAACCATCGTGAAGTCTTCATCATCGAGGTCTTGAGCGGTGATTTGAGTACCGCGAGAGTAAGCTGAAACCGAAATTTCAGGCTCTTTGATGATACGGACGGAATCACCCATGTTGGAGATTTCACCGTAGTAGTCGTTGTTGCAAATGTCCTGACAAACAGAAGATTTGCGAAACGCGAGTTGGGCCTTTCTAGAATAGATAACAGGACTGAAATTCCCGTTAGGAAGGTTGCCCCAACCTGCTGCTGCGCGGAAAGCCATGATTTAAGTTCCTCTGAATAGCCTTTCCAAGGCGGCAGAGCTAACTCTATTCGAGGCCACAAATTACTTAATGCGGTGTCCTTTCGGGGCGCTGTTGAATCGGTGGGTATTCGTTGTTAGCAATAATATTAATGGTTCCACATGTCTACATTGGGTATCCAGAATATGGGGCCAATTTGTGAAATGTGGTAATGACAGAGTACTATCCCCGTCATTACCTATAGTTGTACCACATTTTTCACCATTTGTCAAGTAAAAAACGCATTACAAGTGAATTTTTTTTATTCTGTCGGTCGATGCCCGCTAATATCATACAGGAATTGACCGTCCCTAATAGCCTGAGTAATGTCAGCTTGGTTCTCTTCGTACCATTCAGCAGAATTGCGCTCAATCATGCTTTCAGAGTACTTGAACTTGCGCTTCGGCTTAGGTTCGCCTTTGTCGGTGCGTTTCATTGGTGCATCTGCAACTTCCTCGGCAGGTGACTTTTCTTTTTTCGCCTTGGGTTTGCTAGACGAGACACCTGTCTCCAATTTGTACATGTTGATGACATCAATGATTGCATCAGCATCAGGGTTCTTACCCTCTTTAATAATGCTTTGTACAAATTGAGATTTACCACTCAGCCATGAAGCCCATTTAGGGTCTTCTTTGATCTCGCCCATGTCGGGGTGAGCTTTCATGATTCGAGATACAACACTTTGACGCCTGATGTTTTCATCAATTTCGTCAACTTTCTTCAACTTTTTCTCAATGGTTGGTTCAATAGTAGACAACTCATTGCGAACATAAGTCTTCAGAATTTTGGCAAAGTCTGGATAGGTCTCAGCGAATTGGGCAATGTCTTCAGGGGAGGACATGCCTTTCATCATTTCTGCTTGTTGCGCTGCGCCCTCCAAGCTTTCAAGGCGCTCTGCTAGTTCTGCAAGGCGCTTGTCCCGCTCGTTGATTTGCTCTTGGGACCATCGGCGTAAGTCACCGTGGCGTTTTTTCCAATCATGTCCATCACTTTCTTCTCGTGATTTCTTCGTGCTTTCTCCTGATTCTTCCTCCACATCTGATTCTGTCTCCTCAACCATGATTTGGTCTTCATCTGTGGCCTCCTCATCGCTATCGTCATCAAGGTCAGGTGCAAATGCTTCATCTGCCATTTTAGCATCATCCGCACGAGCGCTCTTGTGCGCCGCTTCAAGCTCTGCAATTTCTTTCTCAAGGTCTTCTGTATTCTGTCGTGTTGACACAAAGTCTCCACTCTTCATTACCGCAACTTTCTCAGCCATGTTAACTCCTGTGGTCTGGGGGCCGTTTCGGGTAGCCCAGCAAAGCCCATGCCTACACTTGGCAGACATGGGTATTCAATGTTATTTCTTGTAGTTGGCTACTGCTGGTGGGACGACTAGACCGCCCTGTTTGTACCCCATACCTTCTGCACCAGCAACTCCTTCAGCAGAACCAGCCCCAGCAGAACCAGCGGCTCCCATACCACCCTGACTACTTTCTGCTTGGGATGTATCACTATCTTTTCCAATATTCTCGGCAGCGCTAGCAAAACCAGAACCGTCATTTGGGTCTGTATCATCATCGTCAGAAAGTTCTCCGGGTTTTGACTCATCAGCAGGACCCCCCCAGCCTACATCAGTTTGCTCAAATCCAGCATCTTCCATAGACAAGTCAGGCAACCCTAGAGGAACCCCCATAGACCTTGCTATTCTGCTAATTAATGCCTTAGAAGTAGGTATACTACTGAGAGCCGTTTTTGCCCCTGCTACTTGACCATGCTTACCAACTAATCCTTTGTCGTTAGCTTGATTTGATACATGTTCTTTTTGAGCATCAGTCAAATCATGTTTATCTAAATTACCTAGATTAAATCCGTTAACTGCCATGTCTACCGCAGTTGCCGCAGGGATGTCACCATAATCCATCGTGTCAGGATTGTCATGGTCCCCCATACCTCCCTGATTCTTCATGTTAGCAATGGCAACATCATAGTCCGTATTCGTCCCTACCATTTTACCGTCCTCAGTCTCACCGGGACGCAAATCTGCTGCCTTCTTACCCTCAACCTCATCTTCCTTCTCGGGTTGCGTGTTGCGGCGAACTGTGTAATCATAAAAGTTAGGGTTGATATGTGGGCCGGGATAGCCACCCCAAGCCTGTGGACCAAGCTGATACGGGTAGAACTGATATGGGCCGGGATTCTGGTAAGGATTGTATCCTTGCGGGTAGGTCACCTGACCCCCATTGGCATAATTGCCCACTTGCGGCCCTGCATGATATGCCTGATTACCTGCTCGTTGGGCATGTGCCATTTGAGGACCAGCAACAAAACCGCCATTTGCCATAGGTAGTCTTTGGGGTTGACCCTGCTGCGCCATGGGAGCAGGGCGCTGTTGCATTTGTGCCATTGGTCCCCGCTGTTGCATTTGCTGCATTTGCGGTGGTTTCGGTTGGCCCTGTTGCATGGGTTTCATCTGTGGAGCAGGGCGTTGCTGTTGTTGAGGCATCTGAGGAGTTCCCCCAATGCGACCTTGTTGAGCGGCTGTGTTCAAATCCTTTTTACCAGAATCAACAAGCTTGTCAAAAAATTCAGTACCTTTCCGACGAACTACCTCCGCTGGAATTACATATTCACCGGGAGACAACTTCGCAGGAATGTTGTCTGCTTTATCTTGCGGCATAACGCCGGGGGGTAGTTTCATGTTGTTCATCATTCGCCTCGTTTGTATTCGGCTTCCCAAACACTGGGGTCACGCGAGATTTCGCGACGGAGCCGTTCCAGTGCTGTAATTCCTCCGTTAATCATGTGTAGTCTGTCAACAGTACAAGACTCAGCTAATTCTTTTGTGTAACTACGAATGCAGTTGTTGACAATGGTCTCAATGTGTGCTACTGTGCGCCTGTCTTTTGATACTTCGTGGTAAGCTTGTGCTACGTCTTTTATCATTGTGGTGTGGCTCCTTGCGGCGGTTGCGGTCCTTGCTGTTGTGGGTTACCAGTGAATCCCGGCATTCCCGGCTGTTGTGGCATGCCTACTCCCGGTACACCACCTCCACCACCTTGTGTGTCAGTAGGGCTAGTTCCCGGCGCTTGGGGTCCTCCAGCACCTTGCTGGCCTTGGCCTGACATTTGCATGATGTAGGCTTGCAGCATGGTTTCTTCTGCGTCGTTCAACATTTTGTCAGGGTCAAGGTCCATGCTTTTGGCAATTTCTCGAAGCAAGTAAGGCCAGCGTACATGCGGAGCCATAACAGGATTAGCTGCCTGTTGCATAAACATTGCCAGACGCTGGCTGCGGATTTCATTGGTCAGCAGGGCATCCGTGCCTCGTGCAGCAACAACGACATCACCAACAGCCTCTTCGTCATATTCAAACATCATGTTGTATTCAAACAAAGCACTGGCAAGGTTTTCCAGAGTGTTGTCGTAGCTCTTAATAATTGTCTTGATGTTTGTGGATGCGGCTCCCATCAACATGCTGATACCAGAGGCAGTACGCCCGACACCTGTTACCCCTGTCTGTCCATGAGCAAAGCTGGGGAAGCCTGTGCTTTCGTCTGCAAGCTGACGCATCTTATCAAACATCAACATGTTCTCTTGCGTGGTGTTGTTCCACTTGATGGCAGTGATGGCTTGTCCAACAGCCCCTGACTGACGGCGGAATACTTTTCCCGGCTCCAGAGTCAAATCCTGCCCCGGTACAAGCGCGTCCTCATCAATTTCCACAACAATGTCGCCAGATTTGTTGGCATTGTCTACTGCCATGCGAGCAAAGCCGTTCATGAGGAGTTGAGTATCTGCCATGTTTTCAGCAAGACCAACACCGTAGAAGTTGTTAGGATTGTACTCATAGCGGAATACATGGAACGGTACTCGTTGTGGGCGATACGGGTTGAATGCGAACTTCAATACCTCACCGTTACAAATCCAAATGCTGACAGCAAACTCATCGTCATCCTCATACTCTTCTGGAATGTTAACATCTGCGAAAACATCCATATCATCCTCAAGAGTGTCTCGACCAATCAGTCCCCAATACTCGTACACAGCGTACCGTTCATTACTGGCCTCTACATCATCATCCTGAATGGAGTTATCCCACCACTCTTCGCTGTAATCTGGTCCTGCGGAGATGGCATCATCAATTGCATTCGAGCGAAATGATACGCGCTTTTTCAAAGAACGAAGGTTACTTGCCGACATTCTGCGACGAATGACACAATATTCCATGTCAAAATCACCATATGCCTCTGGATCAGCATAAAAGTCCCAAATGCGAACATGTTCAAAGGAAGGAACCATTTTCTTTTTAGGAGCATACACTGCCTTGCCGCCTTCCTCTTCTGGGGCGTCCCAGTAAGGATATTCTTTCTCGACAGCATATGGCCCCTTCATGACCCCCGTACCATACAACACAGAATCAAACAAAGCCCTCTTCAAAGATTCATGGGCTTTACCTTCTGTGAACTGATCCTGCATTTTCTTGTCCATGCGGCGGGCTGCTTCTTCAGCAGGGAAGAAGTTCAATGCGGAGGGAGTGTTACCTGTTCCCTCTTTCACTTGCCCCATGATACCCTTGAACATATCCTTAATGGCCCCCAGATTTATGGTCGCACCGGGGGCAGGGTCTTTACCATCACCGGGGAATCCATATGGGCTTTGTGGCGCGTCTGTGTCTTGTTTAGGGGCCTTTGGGTCTACATGTACAGACTCCTCTACACCCTCTGGAACAGGTGTCGGTTTCACCATGATAGGGAACTTGTTACCATTGTTAGGGAACATGATCTCATGAATAATGCCATAAGCAGCAAGAGTTTTGGTTTTGGTGATCTTCAAAAAGAAGTCACTCTCCTCAACAGCCCTATACTGGGTGTTTGGGGTGTTCTCACCACGATAATTTACATAGGCCTCAAGCCAGCGCTCTTCCATTTCACGGCGGGTCTCTTTGGCACGATTAAATCGCCCCATGACAAAAGACTCAACACCAGCAAGGTCTGTTTCAAACTCCCCACTGTCCTTGTCGTCTAAGGCTTCAGTTTCAAATCCTGTCTCTTCGTTCATGGTATTCCCTTAATAAAAGTAGCGACCAGCGCCAGAGCGTCTTTCATTACGCATTTGAGTGATGTTATCACCAAAGTCGAAAACTGATTTACTGCGTGGGCGAGACATAATCCCGTATCTAACAGCATCATAAACGTGATCGTGTTCGTACTTTGTGTCAACATCCTCGTTATTATTCTTATCCAACGGGATGACAGGCAGGTATGAAATTGTATTCACACATGTGTCAAATATCAACAGCTTTGGCTCATCAAGAATAGGATCATCTGCTAACATTTGGTGTATCATGTTCTTCCCGGCTACTCGACTGCCTTTACTGCGGTCAGAGGGCTTCCAACGACAACCAAGCTTAATCATGGTTTCGGCAATACTTTGCCCCACATCCCCTCGTTTTGCCCAACAAGAACTATCCAGAACCCCATATGACGGTTGCCATTTCTTGTCGCGCTCATTCACCATATGGGCAAGTTCTACAGCGTTGACTTCCTTGACATATAGTTCGTCAACAATTATGATTTGACCACTAGGCATAACTGCCAACCAAACCACAGCAGAGTAACTACTGTAACCATAATCACAAGCTCTAAAGGTTTTGACACCTGACGGCAATTCAAAAGGCTCAATGACATGCTTCACCCTGCTGAACTCTTTGAAAGCAGCCCCTTCAGCAACATCCCAACTTCCGTACAACAAAGCCTTACGTTTGTCTTCTGGAAGGGCCAACAGACTTTCAAGATACCCACTGGTTGCCAGATAGGGGTTGTCAGAAAGCTTGCTAGGGATGAAGCGGCGCTTAAACAGTGGCTGTCCTGTTTCAGGATTAAGCAATGTTTCACCTGTCTGAATATCCGTAGCATCAAAGGCTTTACCCCATGGGGCAGGATCAATAAACATCTTCTTGACCCAAGAATGTCCCGGCCCACCGGGGTTGGTTGTTGCTCTCATGTATGGAGTAATGTTTGGGTTGGTTGTCCGTAAACGAGAGCGCAGGAAATCCCATGCATAAGGAGTAGGCCAATACGTCAACTCATCAAAAGCAATGTAACTAAATGCCTGACCATGGTATCGACCAACATCATCATCGCGGTCCAGATAGGTCATCCATATTCTTGCACCAGAACTAAATGTCCATTCACTATTCTTTTCAGACCATCTAGCACCGGGGTCAATCTTGGGGTACATCTCCTTGGATTTCTGCTTCAGTTCGCGCAATTCGTCGTTTGTGCGGCGCAGGATCAAAGCAACATAATCCGAATAAATAACCCCCCGCATACAGTCTGCCAACAGTGCATAGCTCTTTCCGCCCCCTGCTGCACCACCAAAGAGTACTTCCTTCTCAGGAGCAGCCAGAAACAAGGTTTGGGGACCGGGGTTAGGGCGGAAGACAACATTGTCCTCATCATCCCTAGCAATGTTGTTCTTGTGATCCTCAAGAAGCTGTTCCTTGATATCCTGTTCTTCCTGTTTGGCTTTCTCCTCCTGAATAGCCTGTTTCAGCAACTCTTTCTTACTGGGCTTCAACATCAGTTTGCCACGAGGACTGCGTGTTCCTCTTTTTGAGGAAACTCCCCTACTCCACGATTTGGCACTGCTTCTACGATTTTTATCTGTAGGGTATTCAGCCACTATTACTCTTCTTCTGTTTGGGGTGCGTCTTTAGGAGGTAAAAACATCAAACCGGGACTTACCTCAACTGCCATCTTCTCTACTTTTGTGACACCAACGCCACGGTCCAAAATATTGCCAGCAGCAGCCATTCTGTCACGAGCGGAGCCATCACTACCGGGGACACCGCGCATGATGTCTATCATCGTCTGAGCGGCCTCTGGACCTCCTTCTACCAACAGGTCTTTGGTCATCTCCGTGATTTCATCTTTCAGGCTGCGAGCAATCTTCATTACATGATTGCTTTTTTCGTTGATGGAATAGCCCGCGCGAATAGCTGCTTCGCGGTACTTATTGGAAACAGACGGTTCATTCTGAAGGATGTCGTACAAATGCTCCAAGAAAGATTGCTGTCTTTCAGTCAATTGTCTAGGCACGTTTTGTCCTCCCTTTGTTTGCAGGTTGTTTCTTTCGATTAGCAGTTTTGCTAACAAGGCGAACTCCTTTTGAGTTCTTGCCGTTGAATTTTTTATCACCCTTAGTTGTGTGATCCACTTCCATCCCTTCAGGAACCCTTTTCAGGCCTTTTGCCTTCAACAAGGCGCGTTTGTCGCGGGTACGCTGGGTGTTGGCCTTTTGGTTGCGTTTGCGATAAGCGTTTTCCTTGTCGTAATCCCGTAGTTGACCTTTTGAGTCGCGCTTTTTGCCTACGGTGGTTTTAGGTGCTTTTGGAACAGCCATTAGGTGCCATTCCTTTCAATCAAACTATCCAACTTAGATGAAATTTTTTCTGTTTGGCGAATAATGAAATCTTGTCCAGCCTCTAATCTGGCAATGCTGTTACCCATAGCAGTAACCTTACCTTCGAGTTCACCGACTCTATCCCAAACGCGAACACGTTGTTCAATCTGAAATGTCCTGTTTTCAGCAACTACATTTCTAAGGGCTTCAAGCGCCTTCGTGTTGCTTTCCACACCTTCCTGTAATTGGGTGTAACTAACAACTACCCCAACAACAACAAGCACAGCAGTAAGAATGTTACCTAAACTAACTCTAGGCTCAATTTGTACAGGCATTTTTATCTTCCACCCCAAAGTTTATTTTCGAGTTGTTGTACTCGACGCTCCAGAGACCTTACAGTCTGTTTTAACTCTCCGTACTCTTGAAATGCCTTGGGATCAAGGCGTTTTTCAATAGCTACAATGCGATCATGGTTCTGCTGTAGGCGATACTGCCCAACGGAGAAATCCCCAGCAAGAACAACGATTGCCGTGATAATGAACCAATACTGCTTCAGGAATGTTGCAGCACCGCTTTTAACTTCATCAACCATGCTAGCATTTCCAACGTTTACGGGCGGCTTTTCCTCGTTCACCTGTCCAGCCGCTACTTCGTGCACAGAAACTCTTCTTACGAGCCGCATCTTTCTTTGTTTTTGGGTTAGGCGCAGGAGCCTTTAATTTGCTCCCCGTCTTTGCGTTGTATTTTGCCCGCCCCTTTGCAGTCAAACCTGCTCCCTTGCTGACGGGAAGTTTTTCACCTCTGCCGACAGAGAGGTTTGGTCCCTTTTTACGTTTAGTTGTTGCCACAGACACACTCCCCATTTACACATTTGCATACGGGCTTATTGCGGTTTGGGTCCATAGCCTCAAGACGATTCAACTTGCGCTGCATTTCTTGCAATTCACGACGCATACGGTTGATTTCCTCTTGAATGATATCTTTATTTTGCGTCATGGGGAGCTTCCTTCCATTGGTAACCACAATTGTTGCACTTACGCAACATGGACTCAGAAGTAAGAATCTTCTTGTATTCTACACTCACTGTAGAAGAAGAACACTTTGGACATTTACCTTGGGCATTGTACTTTTCTAATTTCGCCATAATAAAACCTTACTGTCCTAGAACAAAGGACTCATAACTAGCGCCTGTAGGTAACTTTACATAACCTAGAGTGGCAGAACAATCCGTAGCACCAGTAACGACCATATCCAAACGAGCGTTAACCCATCCCCGAAACTTACCAACAACAGGGAGAACAATGTTGGCAGGTGCATCGTTACAAAACACCTTAAAAACTGTAATAGAATTTGTACCGTCAGTAAATTGAATTTCTACTGAACCTCCTGTTCGTTTTTCAGTGTTTAACACAAGGTCGGTAATCTGTATGCACCCACCTGATATAGGGGTAGTAACTGTTGTTGTCCCTGCGCTACTACGTTGCACGTTTGTGTAGGTTCCGTGGGTTTGCATAGCATTTGTGCTAACAAGAAATACCTCATTTCCGCTGATAGTTTCTGTCTCTCTCCACAATTCTTCAAAATGGAGAGCCTGATGATTCTTTGAATCAACTAAAACAGCATTTACTGTCATGTCTAACCTTCACCAAATTCCGCTAGATTCAACACAACAGCATTCACACTAACCCCAATCGTTTCCCCGTTTGTAGCGTTACCTCCACCAACACCTACGGTAGACCACCCGAGCAACCATGTGGTATCAGGGGTGATGATATTTGTTGCGCGCATATTGCGTTGCTGGCTGGCGTTGCTGCCAAGATAGAACGCGTGGGATTGTTGTCCACCTGTGTAGGTCATATCAGAGGAACCATCACTGACAACAAACGTAGCAGACAAAGCGTCAGGTTTACCAAAGTTTTTCTGAATAATACCATCAGATGTGGAAGAAGTTTTGTCTGTGCCGTTGCTGACAGATGCAGGTTGCTTTACTTGTAAGATTTTGACGGGGGTTGTGAGGGTGTGTGCGTCAAAGTAAATTATGGTAATAAGGATGCTGTCTGTGTTGGAAGTGTTCTTGATGTACAACAAACCGCCAGAAGAGGCTGCTGCTAGGTGGCATTCTGCATGAAAGATGTAACTGTTTCCTCGGATGGATTCAATTGCCTCTTCTGCAAAAGACTCAGAGCGTACAGAAAGTTGGTTGTAATTTGTTACTCGTGCTAGAGTACCATCCGTGTTGTTCTTGATGTTAAATTCCATGATAACAGTACCCCCCTATTCTTCTATCTGTGCTTGATATGCGAACACAATTGCCCGAACAGTCATGTTTGTGTTACCAGAAGGAGGGATACACCCGATTGCAAAAGTGTTATTGCGCTCCAACACAAATGGCCTTGCCGCTTGTTCAATCTCTTGGCGGCGTGTAGTGCTAGATAGAGTCACAATGCCCACGTTAGTGCCGTCAGTGAGTGTGCGGCCTTCTTGACCAACATAAGCTAGTCCCGGCATGACATCTGGACCGGAGAAATTACGATTACGCACTGTAGCATTTGTTGCGCCGCTGACAATAGTTCCTGATGTACCATTTTTATACAGTGTAAATCGAGTGTCGTTTGTGCCGCCCCCCGTAGAATCACCATTGGTGAAAATGTAGTTTGTGATAAACAGTTTTGTGTTACTTGCGGGTATATACTTAATCCACAACAGTATGGATTCAGAGTCAGACGTAAGTGTTACATCTCCAGTAAGAATAGTGACGTGGCGCTGAAAATAAGCGGTGTATGCCCCCGGCGTAATAGACTCAGAGATAACACTCAACTGATTATCACCAAGCACCTTAACAAGTTTTCCGCTAGGTCCTTCAAGCATTGTATTAGACATTAGTTATCACCTTTATTAGATGGCATTACTGACCAATGCCTTTCAGGAGCAGATTAGTGATCTGTTGTTCATGTATCAACGTATGTAGCAGATTGTTAGTTTCCCGCAATTCTAAAACCAATGAGGAATCAATGCGTGCGTCTACCTCAAGTGCCCCATCATTTGTTAGTTGAATAGGGACACGTTTTTCCCCATTTTGGATAGTTCCAAGGGCGAGTTGTCCCCGCGTTGTATCCACTCGTGGATGACGACCAGACATTGTTAAACAAAAACCCCAACAACAACCCCAACAACAATTGCAACAACACCAACAATTGCAACCCATTTGAAGTTGCTACCATCGTCCATCTTTGCAGACACTTTTTGGTACTCAGAGTGGACTTTTGCTTGCACCTCTGACGGCACTTCGTCAATCTTTGCCTCAACACTGTCGCCAAACTGTTTTGCGCGCTGGTAAGCCGCATCTGCCGATTCAGTTGCACTCTTGCGGAAAGCTTCCGCCTTTGCTTCAAGATCAGGATGGTATCTAATGGTCATCGGTTCTCGTCCTCTATTTTCTGGTTGGCGATTCTGTCTGACACCATCTGGTCCCAGCTACGAGTGTCGCCAATTGCTTTTGCAATTGTCTTGGTGACAACATCTGCGCGGCTGTCATTGTAGCCCTTGGTGGTTTTGCGGGAGGGCTTCTGTGTGAAGCTCTTGCCCGTACCGGGATGGCGAGTGTCGTTGTGTGTTTGGCTGCGTGGTGCTTTTTTAGGTCTAGGTTTAGCGGGGGTAGCAGGTGCCTTTTTCACAGGAGTAACAGAATCCGCAAATTGTTTGCGCTCTTTGCTTTCTTTTCGCATTTTCTTTTCAGAAGGACGAGCCTCTTTTTCCACATTATCTTGTCTAGTTTGCCAACGCCGTTCTTCTTTATCCGCACGTTGGACGGCATCCTGAAGAGTAGGTGGCATATTGTTCTTCAATTGATCTTGCTTGTCCTTATTTGACACAGTATTGGCGTATCTGTCGTACCTCTTCAAAATACGCTCAATCTGACTAGCAGACAGTCCGTTCTCTTTTGCCCCGGCAGCAACTTGGGCGCGGGTCAGCCCCTTCATATACATGTCATTTTTGTTCGTAATTTTTGAAGCATCAAGTCCAGCCATAATATTAAATTCCTTCAGGTTCTAAAATGTCAACCCCTGCGTACAGGAATTGATCATGGTTCTCAGGGTTCATGACCTTAACGACCACAGCCCAGTATTTCAAATGCGAGCCTTTCGGCCCGTGCGATGTTT